AGTAAAACTTTTAATGTTTGTTATTTAAGAGAGTACATGGATCCAGAAATGTCTGGTGAGTATTTTTACGCTTATGAAACTGTGTATAGAAATGTACCAATGAAGTACAAAAATAAATTTAGTACAGAAGCTATGAAGATGAAAATTCTTAAATTCTGTGACTGGAACTATAAAGAATCAGCTAAGAACTTTGAAAATGTGACTAAAGTAGAATTGATAGATGAAAAACAATACTATCAAACTTACGAAGATGTATTCGGTGAGTCAGCGGCTGAAGATAAAAATATGTTTAATGATTATGGTCAACAGTATCATAGACAATCATTAAGAAAAGATTTTAACAAAAAACTTACAAAAAGTAAAGTACCAAGTTATAATGGAAAGAAGTGTCATTAATGAAAACAGTTAATATAACAGTCAATAAAAAAACATTATTAGAGGTTTACAATCAGGTAGGTTTATTAAACAGTATGGGATTTCCTAACTTTCAAAAAGGTGAACCAATTAATACTTTAATGAAAGAGATAAAAAAAGATTTGAAACAACAAAAGAAAGCAGAGAAACTTGGTTGGAAAGAAGTGTTAGAGTTTTGGCCACTATCAATCGTGGTACCAAGTATGATACTGCTAATACTAATAGGAGCAGGTACACAATAATGAAATACGGTGAAGAAAAGATAGTAAAAGAAATACACGATTATATTAAATCAACTTATAGTGAACATTACAGTACAACTAAAGATGGTTTTCAAGTACAAGATATGTTAAGACATTTAGGTATTGATAAAGACTTCTGTCAAGCCAACGCTATCAAGTATCTTGCTAGATATGGTAAGAAGAATGGTAAGAATAGAAAAGATTTATTAAAAGCAATACACTACATTGTTTTATTGATGAGTAGTGAAGACAACAAATAGGAGAACAATATGGACACACAATTTAAAGACACTGATATTATGGTAGTAAAAGAAGATTTAGGTAAAAATCTTTACAGAAAGAAAACTTATTACACACTTGTTGTTGAGCAAGATGTATTGGCAGATAACAAAGATGACGCTGATAAAAAGTTTACTGAATGTGGTATTAATCACTCAAATATAAATGCTGAAATTACAGATGAGAAAGACGGAGTGATAACATATATGGTTGACGCCAATTATTCAGATTCAGATACAACAGAATACCTTGGTAAAGTATCTTATACAGATGATGAGTATGCTGAAGAAAACGGTGATGTAGAAATAGATCAATATGCTGATGAGGTTGATATACCACATGAGGTAGATGTTCAATTAGAATTAAACGCAGACCAAGAAAGAGGTAAGTAATGGCTGAAGATATATTAGGTTATTCATCACACGACTGGCGTAAAAATACAGATAGTGCTGTTGTTGTAGATGATACTGTAGAACATAAAGGTTTGAAAGTAAATGATAGTAGAGTTATATTTGTTAACCCAAAGACATTGAAAGAAGAAACTGTTGATGTGTCAAGGTTGATAAGAGTTTATGTAAATAACAGAGAAGATTTAAAAAGGAGTGTAAAATAATGATGCATGATTTACAAAGACCACTAGAAGATTTAAAAGAGATTAAAAAACTAGTAGAAGACCAAAAACCAAGATACCTTATTGTAGATACAATTAATACTAAAATTAGTGAGTATGAAACTGATATAGAATCAGTAGAAGAATACCTAAGAAATAATCCACCAATGTTTAGTGAGGATTCTATAAATGAAGATACTATTAAAGACGGTGTAGTAATGGGTGTCACAGGATTGGATAAGTAATGCCATTTGGACCAACGACATTAAGAAATAAGAGGGAAGAGTTTGTATTACAAAAGATAGAGTATTACAAAGTTAATGAATACATGGGTAGGTCTAATTGGAAAAGACATTACTTTGATACTTACAAAGAAGCTGTAAAGATGTTTAAGAAACTAAAAGAAAACAAAAGAAAGATATTAATATATGCTTGTAGAAATGACGAGTTAGGTGAAATTTCAACAGGACTAAATGATAGGTTTACAAATGAGTAATCAAAGACCAGCAAAGATAGAAAAGAAATTAGATAGAAATGGTGACATGCAAGTCTTCAAGTTTTTTAAGACTGCTGCCAAACTATTAAAAGACGAGGGTAAAGAAGACGAGGCGTTTTATATGGAACAAATGGTTGACTGGTTAAGAAGTGGTAAACAATTACCCACTAGTGAAGAGTCAATAATAAAGGCTTTGGGTCTATAATGGCGCATTTTAGGGGGGTATGTAGTATCGAATCGTGTACGAAATACCAATATACGGGTCGCTCAGCGGCACAAAACCTAGTAAAATCAACGATTTTTAAGGGGTTGACATTTAAATCAATACCTGATAGAATATAGAGATATTAACACTAACAAAGGACAATACTATATGATGTACACAAAAGAAATACTTTTTAATGAGTTTAAAGATGTCACTAAAAAAGATCAATCAAAGAATAAAGAAACTTATACACACAGAATCGCATATCTTACCGCACTTAAAGAAGATATGATACAAGTACCTAGAAACTTTAGTAATATGTCAATCAAACCAGAACAACTACAGAACTTGATTGATGATTGGTCCGCTCCTAATCCGAGAGATGCCACTTATATGAGAGTTTTCGGTATGACTTACGCTGAGAAGAAACAAGAAGAAGAAGCTGAGTATTTTGATTTGACTAAAGGTAAAAAAGTCTATATGAAAAAGAAAAAAGAAGATACAGATACAGTACACTAATGAATAAAAAAGAAAAACTAAAAGTGTTGACAGAGAAATACGATGCCTGGGTGAGATCCCTAGGTGTCAACATTGACTCTGATTACAATTCATTTGATGGTTATGATATGCCAAACTATACTTGTAGGCCATCAGTACCAACGAGTGACAGAATAGTAGGTGATACTAAAAAGAGAATTTACTCCACACAATTACCTGCTGGAAAAACAATTAGTGTGGCGTATAACAAAGGTCCTTATATGATAGTAGATGCTAAGGATTTTAAAACTATGGGAAAAAAAGTATGAAAACAATGATGATGATTACCATTGTTGTCTTATTGACAATGACAATGGCTAAAAGTGATGAGAAGACTTATACACCTAAAGAGGTTGCTACAAGTATTGTAGCAGTACCAGGTAAAGTAAAAGACCATTTGACTAATGAATGGCAAGATATAAAAGAGTATCAAGCTGAAAGTTTTGCTGAAGCAAAAACAAAATGGCCTTGGAATAAAATCTTTAAGACTGAGGAAAAAAATGATTAGTGGTGACTTTGTATGTACTAGTGCGAATGACGGTACAACTTTGTTTAGACCTGTGACTGCCAGAGGACATACTTTCTGGCAATCTCAGAACTTCAATCAATATGTAATAGATAACACAGAAGAATATTACATAGTAAAGAGTGTAGATAGTGAAAATATTTGTAATGAAATTAGAAAAAATAATATGGATTTTACTAGTTAGTTTATTTTTAACTAACTGTACAGCAACTAGAAGTAATGTAGGTGCCACACTTGGCGCAACTACAACTACCGGCTCATGTGTAGCAATGGGTATTGAAAACCCTTATGCGATTGCTGCGTGTGCTGTGACTGGTGCATTTGCTGGTGCAGAGATTATGTACAACTCTGATTATGATGTACACAATGCTGTATTCGTAGATCATTTAAATACAGGTCCTAGTACAAGTAGTTATACGAATTGGTATAATTCAAAGACCGGTAATAGTGGTATAATTAAAACTACTTCATCTTATTTGAAAGGTCCTATTAAATGTAAAGATTATAGTGCAACAGTAGATATTACTAATAACTGGCCATTGATTGGTGTCGGTGGGGTTAATAGAAATACTATCTTTGGTGTTGCGTGTCAAATGCCAGATGGCAGATGGGTTGAACATAAAGGATAAATTATGATGACTTTTAAAAAATTTTTGATGTTTATGTTTTCACTAATAGTAGTGATTATTATATCAATGAATTGGGCAAGAGCAGAAGTAGAAGGATTAACAGAAGACTTATCTGGTGAAACAGCTAAGGTTATCGCTGTCGTTGAAGGTGATACGATATATTTTGAAGATGGTACAAAGATTAAAGAAAGTGAGTTTACAGAAACAGTAAGTAAGACAGAAGAAGTATTAGACAAATTAGAGAAGATAGAACTAGCTAAAGGCAAAATTAAATATGACAAAATTAAAATTATAGAACCTGAACGAAATAGTGGAACAGATCAATACTGTTTTGTTAAAGTAGTAATTAAACAAAAAGGGGATACTATTATTAAAGAAGAAATTTTGGAGTGTGCTGATGGCCGTAAGACATTTGATGGCCCTAGTTATTGGGAATTGTTTGCACAATTCTACTACAGAGATGTCGCTGCTCCGGAATACTGCCGATGGTATAGTCGGAAAAAACATGCTTTCAAAACGCCAGGGAAGACTTGTTTAAAAGTGAATGGCGAATGGGAAGTTAGATAATGATAAGAAACATAATAATACTTGTACTATTGTCAGTAATTGTCTTTGATATATCAGGGGCAGAGTTTTTAGACTATATTAGCTTAGGACTTGACAAAGCGCAAGATTTAGTATATAATGTAAAAAGTGAGGTTAATTAATATGAATAAAATGATGAAGATAGTATCAGTTGTCGCAGCAGGTCTTTTAATGGCTCAATGTTCGGCGACTTATAAGATGAAAAGTGAGAAAGGAAAAGTATTGAATCAAGTACCCAAATGGTACATGGCAGACTTTTCTGAAAAGAAAGCTTGTGATACACCTAGATTTGGTAAAAACAAAGATAGATTATGTATCTTTGGTGTAGGTACAGCAGTTAGTCCTGATTTACAATTAGCAATAGAAAAAGGTATGATGATTGCTAAGGCAGAATTGGCTGACATAATCAAAGGCGAAATGAATAAATCGTCTAAACAATTTATCACAGAACTTGGTAAAAATCAGAACAAAACGACAGTATCAGAAGTTGAGTCAACGATTGTTAACTTAATCAAGGAAACACCTGTCAGAGGTTATGAAATCTTTGCTAAAGATGTGACAATCACTAAAAACAAATACTACAGAGTATGGATTGGTTTAAGATTACCAATGGGTGAATTTAACAAAATGTATCATTACACAATCGCAGAAGCTGTTGACGCATACAATGTCAAAGAGAAAGCAGCAATCGCTTATGATGAACTAATGAAAGATAAAACTGATGAAAATAGTAATATACAGTAAAAACAACTGTCAATTTTGTACCAAGGCCAAACATATGGTTAAGACACTTGGCCTTGAATACACAGAGAAATCGTTAGAGAAAGACTTTGAGTCTGACCCTAGTAAGATGATAGAAGACATTGGTAAACCTGTAAGAACTATGCCACAAATTAAGATTGACGATAAGTTAGTTGGTGGTTATAATCAACTTATAGAATACTTTGCCGATAAAGGTCTA